GTGACGTGACCTCGGGCGTCAATCGTGACTTTGGTGTAAGTGCCGGTGGAAGCACCGCTATCGAGGTGGGTTAGGACGCCAGCGGTGACGCCGATCGAGTCGCCGGGAACCGATACAGCACCTTTTACCGTGTCAGTTGCATCAGGCAGATCAGTACCAACAAGATCGGTAACTGCGGTGATGTGACCGGCAGAGTTGTAGGTAATGCCGCTGATCGTGCCAGCAGTAATTGAGTCAGCGTGGGTAAGCTCGCCAGTCCCACTAACGACTAGTTCAGAAGAACCAGGAACACTGACGCCACCAACATCGCTAGAACTTGCCAGCGGTAGGTCAGAACCGACAAGTGCTGTGGTTGCGGTGATATGGCCTTGATTATCAAACGTGATGCCGCTTGTAGTGCCGCCGACAACTGAGTTGGTGTGACCCAGTACGCCTGCGTCAATTTCGAGCCCGTCGCCAACAGTTGCTGCATCCAGCTTGCCTGCATCGACAGTGCCATTGACAAGAGCGTCGCCGTCAACGGTTGCGGCAGTAATCTTGGCGCCGTCGATTCCGGTGGCAAGTTTTGCGTTAGTTACTGCACCATCAATAATTGCGCCGGTATCAACAGAAGAGTCGGCAAGTTCACTGGAGCCAACACTGTTTGCAGCGAGTTCACTAGCTGTAATGCTGTTGCCTTGGATCTTTGCGCCAGGAATTTCGGCGTCGCTGATGCTTAGTTGGCTGTAGGTGATGCCGCCTGACAGCTTGTCTTGGGTGATGCTGCCAGCAAGTTTTGCATTGGTAATTGCAAGGTCAACAACAGCAGCAGTATCAACTGAGTTGTTAGCTAGCTGATCTGCACCAACCGCGTCAGTAGCAATTTTGGCGGCGGTAACAGCGTCATCAACAATCTTTGCGGTTGTTACTGCCCCATCGACAATTGCACTGGTATCTACAGAGTTATCGGCTAGCTCAGATAAACCAACAGCGTCGGCAGCAATATTGGCGGCAGTGATTGTGTCTGCTGCAATCTTTGCGCCAGTAACTGCTGCATTAACAATTGCCGCAGTGTCAACGGAATTATTTGCAAGCTGATCTGCGCCAACGGCATCCGTGGCAATTAGGGCAGCCGTGATCGCATCATCTGCAATCTTGGCTGTGGTTACAGCAGCATCGACGATTGCAGCGGTATCAACAGAATTATTGGCTAGCTCATCAGCGGTGATTGCATCGGTCGCAATGTTGGCTGCCGTGATCGTGTCGGCAGCAATTTTTGCCCCGGTAACAGCCGCATTGACAATTGCAGCGGTGTCAACCGAGTTGTCGGCTAACTCACTTGCTGTAATTGCGTCCGCTGCAATTTGCGTAGCGGTAACGCTGTCAGCTGTAAGTTTTGCGCCAGGGATGACGGCATCAGGAATCAGCGAGCTGACCGCCTTTTCAACCAGATCGGCAACGTCGATCCTGCGTGTCTCGCTGGCAGAAATATCCGCAACAGCCAGTTCGTCAGTAGCCTCAAGGTCCGCCTTTAGTAGGGCGGGAAGCTCTGTAATTCTGAGGTCGGCTATGGCTGCCCCCTGCCTAGGCTGGCACTACTGCTCTACAGTCTAGGGTCACTCCTCTTGTTCGAGTTCGATAAAGCCATCATCTTGGTTGGCTTCCAGACGCACACGCCCGCCGTCTTCCTGCAACAGGTTGTTCGAGACCATCTTGCTGCGTAGGCGAATTGCTCCAGTCGTTACATAGTCGATCGTGGCGCGGACAGGTTCGGAAGGATCGAACGCCATCGCAATGTTGGTGATAACCCCATTTACCTCGTAGTAAATCTCGTCGTCATCGTCCACCGTGGTGCCGAACGGTTTTGGTCCTCGACTGACCAGCGTCAGCTTTGCAAAGAACTCGCTGCCAAGCCTAGTGCGAAGAATCAATTGGTTCAGGTAGATCGGCATTTCCAAATAGGTTGCCGATTGTTGGCTTTGGTTTGTGTCTAAATAACCGCGACGTTCGTAGTCAAAAAAGCACTCGATTCGTCCGTTGCCACTGACCAGACCGCTGTACTGCTGCCGAAAATCTTCGCTCAACGCGGTTACATCAACAGCGGACCTTTCAGTGTTAATTTCGTAGTTGCTGACTTGCCCCAGGATGCGGATATTGCCGTTGCGGACAGTGATTGAAACAGGCAGCGATGCGGATGGGGTTTCAAGGGACACACGACCTGCAACCTCGCCAGCCAGTGCAGCGTCAAAGTCGTTATATAGCTTGATGCCGCCTACTTCATCGACAAAAACAAAAAATACGCCGTCATTATGTTGAGTGTTATCGGGCCAGCCGGAAGCAGCAATGAAGTCGAGAACGCTGTTGTTGGTACTTTTAATTTCAATTTGGTCGCCAGTAATCAGGTCCATTTCATCGGACCCAAAACTAAATCTATTGCTTGTGGTGTTTACGTCAGAAATGGCAATGGTGCCTGTTATAGCTGCGTCCGAGCCGGTGCGACGCAGCTCAACTTGCCCGTTCGCACCTAAAAATACAGCCATGATTTAGGTCAGAGTGAGGGCACTATAGTCACCGGTCATCGTAAAGTTGATCGTCGCAGACATCACCTCGCCGGTTTGTACGCTGATTTCTGCGCTGTTGATCAGAACGGTGGCTTGGATACGACGCAAGTTATTACCGGTGCCCCAGCGAAGATCCAGCGCCACGTCATCGGCGTCCTCCACAGCACCAGTTTGAATCACCGGTGCCAGCAAAGTCGAGGGCGTATCGGTGTGGTAGAAGAAAGTGGCGGAACCGGTGGCGGATTTGATGCCGGGGGTATAGGTCCGAGCGTTGTCACCGAGGTCCGTGGTTTCCAGGACATCGACGGTCGCGTTGATCGACCAGTTCTGCACACGTCCGATTGTCGTGGTGCCAACTAGAAGTGACCCGTCACGACCGCTGTAGTAAGGCACAATTTCACCGAGCGTTTAGGCCATTCTAAACACCATCCAACTCCCCGACAAAGCTGACTGACACGGTGCTAAGTCCGGGACGCACACTTTCGACTTGGGGTGGTTCGGCATAGCGCCAGTGCAGACCGCTGCCCCCGACTTCGCGGATGTACTCGTGCAAATTACTTTGGGCTCCAACAGCCACGTTTTCGGTGGTAAAGGTCACCCAGTCGTTTGCGACCGTAACGTCTTCGTAGTTATCCAGAATCGCGTGGGCATGAGCGTCGGGGATGTTGCTAAAAGTCAGATCCAAGCGGGCAGAGCTGCGCTTGTTGCCGTACCGCAATGTCGTGACAGCACCGTTTTGTGCCTGAAACTGGCGCTGTGGAAATTCGCCGGGAGAGTAACGGCGGCTAGTGGGACGGTAATTCGGGAACGCGACAGCAGCCATTAGCTCTCCTCAATAACAAAGTCCGTTGCTAGCCAATCAAGCGTAGCCATCTGCATACCAGCAAACACTGGTTCGTAGCTAGCAGTCACCTCAACAAAGCCGTCTTCCGTCAGCATCAATGTTTCCACTTTGTAAACACGGCTGTTTGTGGTGGTATTGGCAAGCGTGAACACTGTTCCACGCAGACCTGTTGTGTTGCAGTGGCCGTTTGCAACTTGCATGTTTGCTGTTTTTACTGACGTTGATCCGGGCTCCCAGTACAAAACCGAGTAGTCGCCGTCGGAAAACGTCGTGCTGCTGACCAAGGTGCCGTCGTCCAAAATTGCGCCGTTGTTGAAACGGCTGGTGTGGGTGGCTTCGGACACCAGTCGGAAGTGCTCGCCGGGCAACAGACCAATTGCACTCGCCGGGGTGGTTTCAAACTGGATGCCGTGGTCAACTTCCTTACGCATCTTGAGCGCCATCTGGGCAAACTTCAGGGCATGGTCGCGTCGCGTGCAGAAGTTCGACATATCAAAATTTTCCTCTGGGTCGGCATCGCTTCCGCCTTGAGCATTTGACAGACGCACACTTATAATTTTTTCTTGCGGGAAACCGTTTGTTTCTTCCTCGCGGTACTTCACGACCGCTTTGAACAAGCGACGCTCCTCAGAATCGAGCCAGCTGACCTTCAGATTGCGGATATTGCCGTCGGTGAACAATGCCTTGATGGCAACGGCGCGATCTTTGTCAATAACAAAAGTGGTGGGGTTGTACGTTGCGGTAGGAATCAAGCTGAACTGACCACCAAGGATTGTAAAGTCCAGCAGGCAGTAACCCGCGTTTTCGTAGATAAAATCGCGCAGGTTTAGCGGGTTAGCAATCACGCCGTCCCAGGTGAAGTTGTTGGCGCGGCAGTAACGAGCAGCAATCGTCATGCGATCACGGTCAACCGCGTCGGTGCCGATTGCAGTGCCAGCTCCAAAACGCTCATCGGTCAGAAGGGCATACGCGATTTCAGCAAAGTTATTTGTAGGTCCGACCAAGGTTGTGGTTGGACTCCCGCTGTCATCAATCAGCCGTTGAACAACAATGCCTTTTTTGACGTAAGCGGATAGTTGAGCAAAGCTGCTCCACTCGCGTGATGCGTTCAAACGCAACCCCAAAAGCGCCAGGTTGTCGTATGCGGGGGCAGTGGCTTGTTCAATTTGCTCGTTGACATAGACAATCTGATGTTCTGGATTGTCCAGATGACTCATGCGCTCGGCGTCGTATTTGCCGATGTCAGCAACAGCGTCGTAAATGTTCAGGCTGTTTGTGGTGTAGTTTATCGCGTCAGTTGTAAGGCTTAGTGTTTGAGTGCGGCCTAGTGCAGTGACCGTTACCTGATCGGCAGGGTTGTAACCAGTGCCCGCTGTGACGAGCGTGTACTCGTAGCGCCCATTGCTGTACTTTTCGACCTTTACTGTTGCGCCAGAGCCGGACCCCCCGGTTACGCCGACAGTTTGCGTACCAGTTGGTGATTGATCGCGTGTACCTGTTTTAGTTACATTGCGGTATTTATCTCTATAAATTGAATATGCCTCGTAAGAAACAACATCGTATCTGCTGTTGGAAGGTCTGTATTTGTGGGTATAACGAAGCGTTCCTTTTTGGTTGCCGTTGTAGTTGTAGCCGCCGTCAGTGCCACCAGCGCCGCCAACAGCTTCTCCATCCCAATACTGGGTGTGAGAATTTTGAGGATGCCCGCACGGGTTTCGTTTCCACTCAATCCACGCATCCTGGACATCTGGACAGTTTCTGCGTTGGTTTTCGGCGTCGTCGACGTCGTTTAATTTATACCGTTCGTCCTTGTAACTTTCGCTCTCGGTCCAACTGTATGTTTCAGTGGGTCGAGCTGATCCATAACTAAGCGGGCTGATTGATTGAATAATTCCTTGCGGGGGATCAGGTTGCTCACCAACGACCCACTCCGGGTTGGTAATAACGTCCGGTGTTAAAGCTTTGATGTAACCGTTAAAAGTGACGGCGTAATTATCGACTGCAAATCTTTGCGCGACAACGCCACCTAAGAAATAGACCGAGCGGTTAAGGAAATTGCGGATTACGCCTGCACCTGGATAAGGAACAAAACGGAACTCGTATTGACCACTGGGATGCGTAATACGAATAAAGTTATATTTGGCTTGAGGGGTATTGCCCTCGACAGCAAATAATTTGTTATCGGTAAGATCTGTCCAGACATCACTTGATATGCCGAGCCTGCGAATTTGAAGCTTGAAGAAGCTAATGCGCTTGTGATACCTGTTAACTGAACCAAGCTGGATGCTGCCGTTCTTTTCTTCGTAGTAAGAAATTGTGCTGGCATTGGGTTGGCTGTTGACGTTAGGGAATCCAGCAATCTGTTTCCAAACGGTTGATTTGAGACCGATTTCCGTAATGTCGCAGGTGCGTGTATTGGCGACTGTGCCAATGGCTAGACGCTGCAAAATTTCATGGTAAGGGGGATTTTCTGCTGTAGTTATGGATTTGTTGGTGAGGATACTGCCCGACTCAACAATTTTGAACGTGAACGTTTTAAAGGTATCTAGTTGCCACTTTTCGTTGCTACTGATGGCTGTGCAGACAACTTGGGCTGTACCAGCCATGTACAAGTTGCCCAGCTGAATCTGGGTGTCGGCAATGACGCGACGATCTTCTGTAGATGCGTTTACGTCGTCAAGCCGCCAAGGCGCATAGCGATCTGCGTCTTCTTGGGTGCCGCTGATTATATATGTATATATCGTCCCGACAGCATCGCCGGACCCGGAAACAAATCCAGCTCTGGTCGCCCAGCTTTGATCCAGTTTGGTTTTCTTTGCAGTGGCTTCGTTGCGGATGCGTTCGTCGGTTCCTTGTCCCCGATAAACAAGTACCAGCTCGTACTGCAGACGGTAGGCCGTGCCATTCACCATTGGGTTGTAACACCCAAACTGGATTTGAGTGGATGGTGAACGGGTGCCGCTGAACCAGCGCTTGTACTCCTCGTCGGAATCGTCAAAAACACTAAAGACGTCGTTAGAAGGGTTTTCAGTCAGCGTCCCTTCTGTATATTTGTCGGCGCGGACAATGCGACCGCCGTTCAAGCGGCGATACACAGCAAGCTTGGCGCTGCTGTAATTCTTCAGCGTCTGATCACCGATTGCCAGACCTTCAAAATCAGGGTCTTCGGCTAAACGTCCCAAGGACAACAGCAAAAGCGCTTTGAGTTCTTGCCCAACGTTTTTACTTAGAAGCTGTGACCACAGCAGTACTGTTTTTACGCGGACGCCGCCGGTTGACCCACTGCGATTAGCAAAAACCAAGGGGATAGTTTCACCCAAGCTTGCTAGCT